TGATGCCTCTTATCATTTTCTCTTAGCCTCCAAGGCCTCTTTGCGTATGAGCATATTAAACTTCCTCATAGCTTTTTGCATTTCCTCATTCATCTTATTTATTTTCTTGCATGAATCACATTCGTATTTCTTCATTTTATCTCGTCCTTTATTATTTTAACGAGTTCTTCTATATGCTTCTCTGCTTTTTTTCTTATTTGTCTTTCTGCCTTTAGCTCCATTTCCATTATATCAAATCTTTCTGTAAGTTTGCTGATTTTATCAAAGTCATTATCATAATAGACGGAGGATATCTTCTTTTCTTTCTTCATTTTCCTTTCCTTTTATTTGTATGTATACTTTCTTTTCTATGCCTCTTTCTATTTCTATCCATAGTTCGATTTCTACAATTTCGTTATTTAGTTTTCCCTTTCCTTTGTACAACGGTGTAACTGTCTGTCGTTTCGTAGCCGGAATCAATCCAGTGTTGTCGAATTTTTTGTTCCACTGTATCTCTTTCTCTGGTACTTTTTCTAGATAACACCCTAGTAATTTTCGCATCATTAGCCCTTTCTATCCATTCTTTACTCATTCCTTCTGTTGTCCAATCCTTCATATGCTCCTTTAATTTCTTTTCTTGTACCTCAACCTGAGGTGTTATTTTACCTCATCCAGATTCATACCCACAGTTCATGCATTTGTATTTGCAATTAGCTGCTATAGCTATTTTAGTCCTACAAACTTCACATTCTATTACCATTTTGTCTCCCTTTAGCTAGGCAGGGGGTAGAAAAGGACAAGAACCCCCTGGCACGATGGCATCACCTAGCTAGTTTCCATTAAACACATCACCTTTTGCTAATTTTCTTAGTACATATTTCTTTAATTCATCTTGCTGCTTATTTAACCACCTCAATAATTTAAAGTACATATTATGTGTAAGTGGTCCCTTTTTAGTATTGCAGCTTTTACATATCATCTGGAGATTTCTTGGTGTGGAATCGCCTCCCATACTGAGTGGATGTATATGGTCGCAAACAATATTCCTAACATCAAGACCAGCACCACAATATCTACATTTCTTGCCATAACATTTGTACAGCATGTTCCTAATCTCTGTAAGAGAGATATCAAACGTGACTTCATATTCCCTACTCCTTCTTTTTAATGACGACTTTAATGTCGACGATTTCTTCATCAAACGATGAAATATCTTTTTAGCGTGGTTCCCATGTTGGGAGAGGAGCTTTGGCATAAACTTCCTCTCCCACCCATTAGAGTTCCTAGCTACCTTCCGTTTCCTTGACGTATTCCTCTTTGAGGTTTGACGCTTTTTGGATTTCGTAGATTGCATATTCTTTACTCCCAATGTTAGCTATATTATATCCTTCCTCTTTAAGGTTGAATATTATAGCAGATAGTCTCATGGTTTTGTACCTATTAAACGCCTCGAGTGGCGATATGGTAAGTCCCTTAAGCAAATGCTCTAGGACCTTTTGCTTTTTCGTTATCCGTGCCATTATTACTCCTTCTGGCTATAACTATTTGTATTTCAGTATTTAGTATACCAAATATCAAGCCCAATCCTTTTGATTTAAATTGACGATAGAACCTAAAGCCAATTTTAGCAAATCCTAAGAATCTTATTATTTTGGTTTTACTCGTACTGTATATCTCTATCATTCAGGTCTCCTTAATCTAAAGCTTGGCTGCCATTCTAATTTAACATCAAATAACTCTCCGTCAGTATTCTTAAACATACTGACTTCTTTTTCTGATGAATTAGCTCTGCCATTCAAGCCGATTACTTTACGTGATGCGTTCTCTATTGCACCACTACCTTTTCCAGCATACAAGTCAAGCACTTCATTACGACTATATTCCCTGCTAACTTGCGATATCTGGATTATGATTGTATCCATGTTTACTGCCATATTAGATAAATTATGAGATATATACTTTATCTTTTCGTATTCTCCTCTTACTGTATTAGGAGTTTCGATTAAGTCAATATAATCTATCACAACTATGGATGGCTGTAGCTCTCTTATTTTTGTTTGTATCTGGTCTAATGTTGGAGATACCGTTTGTATTGCTACATGTCCTAGTTTATGCTTATGCTCATTGTACAGTTCCTCATAGTTTTGAGTTACTGTATCTTTATCTAATCCTGATACTATTTGTAGATGCCTTCTATGCATATACCATGCAGACAGCTCTAATGATAAGAATAATGTTGACATTTGCCAATCAGGATTGATATCATCATTTGCAAAATCTACACCCAATGCTATGCATTGTGCTAGTGTAGTTTTACTACTACCTGTAGGGCCAAATAATGTTACTAGCTCACCTGGATATACTACTGTATCGTTTTGTTCTAGACCTAGCATGTCTGCTAGTGGTATACATCTACCTGAAAAGTCTGTTGTTAGTCTATTATGTAAGTCTGCCTGCAATTCATCTGAGCTCATTACATCTATTGTATAGTCTTTTCTTTGATAATATATACATCTAGTTTGGCAATACTTTGACATTATTGTGTCTCTGCAGCCATATTTATAACCCCTATTATAAACATATTCAACCTTCTCTATTAACTCATTTTCGTCTAAGCTATTATTATTCCAGTGCTTTATTGCTACTTTTGCAAATTCACTTGGTATTCCATGTCTATGGAAATGGCTTGCTATTCTGAGTAATGTTTGGTTCCTAGCTCCCTCAACAGGACCGTTATCGAGCATTGTCTGTACACATGGAACTACATTTCTTGGTTCCACTGTATTATTCATTACTTTAACTCGACCTGTCGTCACTATTTTATGTTCGCTTAATTGACCATTCCCTACAAGTTCACTATATGGATAGTCTGTTCTTGGAGAAGTCGCTAATTCCATTATCTGTTCAGGTTTAAGTTTATAAACTTCTGAATAGTCTAGTGGTATTTTATAGAGATTAGTTTTCTTATTAATCGTATGCTGCACTCTATATATCCCAGTTCGCATGTAAATGGAATGGTCAATTTGAGGAAACAATTTCTTTAAAGTGTTTTTTACAACGTATTGTATACTATCACTTGGTTGAAATTCAAAGACACTATTTGGTATTGATATATGATAACCTGAGCCACTAAAATATACTTGAAGATTGCTTCGATGTAATCCTTCATCTAGCAAATTACCTAATAAATCTTGTACTCTGCTTAATGTTAGTTCGTTGCTGTTATCTCCTTTATCTATATCTAGTACTATATTATCAATACTTCTTTCGCCAAAGTAGTTCTTTAACCCACCATATTCTTCTGAATACTCAAATGCATGTTTATCATATAAGTATACAGACCTAAATAGTGGGATTTCAGGCTTTAAGTACTTAATTAAGTCCGACTTAGCAACAAGCCTTCCCCTATGGCGAGGATGGCCTATTGCTATTTCGACATATTGCACTTTAGAGGTTGCCTATATTACCGAAAGGTAAATCGTCAACATCATCGTTTCCCTTAGGGGCGGAAAATGATTCAGGCTTAGCCTCTTTTAAGTACCCTTTTTCTTTAAGCCAGTTAACATCTTCTTGTAACTTTTTATCGTTACCAGCTGTACTTTTGTACATCTTATGATGAACCTTTGTATAAGATTTGCCACCAGCTTGTCTAGGAGCTTCTTTATAGATATAAGCAAAATAACCTTGTTCATTTAAATCATCTGTTGTATGATTCTCATTAAGATAATCTTGTATGCTTTCTATTCTGTCTCCATTAGCATTAATCCAGTTACCATAGACATCTACTCCAAGAGTACATCCTATAGTATCAATGAATGTATAAAGCTTTTTAAGTGCTCTACCATTCTTTTCTGAACCGTGGATTAACTTTCCATCAGAGTCCTTATCAAATGTTATGATTAGGCTGCCCTTGTCAGGATATTTGCTTATTGCTGATTGTACATGGAACTCAATTAGAAAGTCACACCAGTCAAACTTCTCAGACTTATCTTCGAATTTAACTAATGATACTTTCTGAACTCCATGGAAGTCTGAAGGATTAAACCTCTTAACTTCTTTTACTTCTGTTTCATCGGGTCTATATATCGCCATTTACTTCTCCTTCTTATATATTAGGTTCCAGTCAAAGTCAATTACTTGCCCTTTTAGATGTGGGCAACGACTTCCAGCTTCTACAGCTTCACTTGCTTTAAATGAAACTTGTAGCTTTTCATCTTCATCTCTGAAAACATAGCCGATTGCATCGCAGTCTGACATTATCATGTTTCTAAGTTTCCCTGTGATATCTAAGCTCTCAGGTTCTACTATAGCTTTTCCGTCTACGATTGCTCTTGCTACTTTTCTATGGCCTACTATGATAACATGTTCGAATACTTCTCTAAAAGCTGTTATAGTATTCATTACTTTATCTCTAGTAAGGCCATATCCTTTGCCAAAGCTTAAGTCAGCAATAGAATCAACATCGTAGTCTTGGCATACTTGTTGCTCTGCCCATGATACTACTTTATCTATTGTATCTATTGCTGCATACTTAAACTCATGACCATCTATAGCGTCTTTAAGAGTTTCGATTAACTCTTTTCTGCTATTTACTTCTTTAATGTACCCCTCTACCATTCTGGTACCCTTCTCTGTGTCAATTATTAAGCAGTCGTCTAACTTACTTAACATTGTTGTCTTACCGACCTTGGGTGGTCCGTAAATTAGAAGGGACGCCGGATTCATAGAGATGGCTTTTCGCTTCTCTTTCTTTATCATCTTGTTCCTTATTTTGATTTAGAATTAGCCGTTCTTTTCTGAAAGATACGGGTGCTAACGATGTCCAAATATACTGAAAATAAGGCATACCATGCAACAAATTAAATGCCTGTGCTAGTCCTACCGACGAGACATTCATTGCTGTAAATATAGTATGTTTAGCAGTACATGGTTCATCTTCTATCTGGTCACTTGGTTTCCATGTAGATATAAAGCAATCGTTATCTTTATCAACAGTTATTACCTCTGATGTCAAAGCTCCCATCCTCATATCTATTAGTGCTTTTCTAGTAACTTTCTTCTTCCAAGCTCTATGGACATTTAGCCTTACTTCCATGTTATCTGGTGCCATAAATACAACATCATTTAACTTGCAGGTTTCAGTCCATTCTTTATCATGAGGTATTACTTTAATATCTTTATTAAATAATAATCCCATTTCCTGTGCTGCATCTACTTTACTTAGCCCTAAGCATGTTTCGGGATACATTGTGGTACTAAGATTGTGGTCTTCTAGTTTATCAAAGTCCCATATATCTATCCTTTTAAAGCCCATCATAGCGGCACCGATGACGAGAGCAGAGCCCACGCCACCAGCACCTATGATAGACACACTTGTTAACCTCCTCTGTGAGATGAGGTCTTTATTACGAAGGTATCTATTTTTTGCCATGTATATAACCTCCGTAATCTAAGCCATCAGCTAAACCTTCTGGGTCATCGTATTCTGCCCCGTCCCAGTCTATGTATGTTGCGACCTCTTTTTTCTTGCCCTTGCCTTTGCCTTTCCCATCGGAAATAGCACGGCTAAATAGGCTATTTTGACCGTAATAGTTATATCCTACTACTGTCTTAGGTTTACGTTTAGCTTTAGCTTTTATTTTCTTGACTTGCTTTAAGAATGTAGCATCTACTTGCATTGGCACATTGATACTTATTTCTTTATAATCTGCCTGGAATACATGTGTATTACCAAAGTTATCTATATAAGATATGGCAAATGCAAACAAGTCTTTAGCTGATGCAACTACCAATGAAGGATACCCTACTTGATTAGCTGCTTCCTCTAAATGATTTACATCAGTTCCACTAAAGAATGCACCCATAGTATGGTGACTGTGTATATTACCCATAAAGCATTGCTGCAATTCAGGATGCTGTTTATACACTTTCTTTGATTCTTTAATGAATGCTTTACCATCCCACTCTGTTGAACCGTGGGTTCCTACGTCTATTGGCCAGAAATCGACCAATTCCCATTCATCAGACCAACCTAACTCATTCGGTTCTATCTTCCTGAAGAACGCTGGACCGCTCCACTCTACTTTCAAAAAGTGGTCCAAAAGCAAGTTGATTTGTTGGTAGGCTTTCTCTGATATTTTTAAGCTTAGTTTCATGTTTCTTCCTTTCTTTATTTAAGCGTTTAATAGATTGTTCGCATTGATGCATTAAAAGTAAATTTAATCCAATATGCATTTTATCTACAGTTGATGTCATTTCTTCTATGATGGCTTCTTCGTTTATTGTCGCTTCTTTTCTTTCAAATAGCTCATCAAGAGTTGTTTGTGGAAAAACTCTTTCTATCATCTGGCTTCTATACAAACCTTCTGTATTGTTTGTCCAAATGGCTTGAGAGTCTTGATATACCCACCAGATACGTTTGTCATCGTCTGTGCTAGATATATCTATCCATTTTCTTTCATAGTCTTTAAACATTGCATATAATGATGAATCAAACTTATCATTACTTATGTGATTCAAAATCACTATACTATCTATACGGTCAAGACCTACTGGCATATCTAAAGTTCCTCTATTAGAATATCCACTATTATTGCTATAGTTCTCCTTTATAACTCTATATTCTGCTCTTAAATTTCTAGCTAATATATTATCCTTCAAGAAATTACAAAGAAGTTTGTTGTTACTATCTGTATTCCTTTTATGCAGCCTTAATCTCATGATTTCCATAGCATCTTCTTCAGATACATTATATCTTATCATAATATCAATTATAGCTGTATGCCATTCTTCCCGATGTGAATCACCTCGAAAGTAAGGATGTGACATAGATAGTTTAGGTTCAGGTACTTTTATACTTAATTCAATATTTCTTATAAGTAAGTCACCTGGCTTTTTATCTTCCTTCTCAGGAAGCATATCTATAGCACTATCAACATCTTTCCATGGAATTTCTGTATAATTTCCAACATAATCTTCTTTGTTATACACGCCACCTTCTGGTGGTGTATGCTCTTCGTAAGAATATGTCATAAGCTTAGTGCTACGAGGATTAAGAGTCTCTACTTCTTTGAGTCCATTCAAGAACTTAACCTTTTCTTCATCATTTAATCTAAATAATGGAAAATTGATTTTTAATCTAGCTCTTGGCTTGAAATATGTCAATTTAGTAAACTGACTATTTACATTCCAGCTGTTGATATAGTTCTTTATTTGAATGATTCCGCCTAAGAAGTTGAGACTATTTAAAGCAGCCTTTATTGGGCCTTCAAAGTTACCCATGCATGGACTACCTTGTCTGATGTGAGGATGTTCTGCAAGTCCATATGAATAGCCTGATTCTTCAATAGTATTGTATGGCTCATATGGATTGTCTACCTCACAGTATGCTGTAACCCAGTCTTTATGCTTTATATAGAATGTCATAGCAAATCCTGCCCATCCTGAGCATCTAAGACCTACATAGTATGTACCCAGATTAGTTTTTCTTGTACTTCCTTGTTGTACATTATCTATTTGTATCATAACTTCAGGTAATAAAGGTTTGTAATCTTCTCTACTTTTTATACTTCTTACAGTTACTGGTCCCATTTCTTCACCTAGAACTGTTAAATTCTCAATATTATTTATTAATTCAAATTGTTCAGCAATTGCTTTAGGTGATGGTACTTCTTGGTCAAATGGTATATCATTATCTGCTGCTGCACTAAGATATATTGTTCTGACCGATGTTATAAATTGTTTTAATTTATCTAGCATTTTGTGTCCTTTCATAGTTTAGTGAGGGGCAAAGTTGGAATACCTCGCCCCTCGATGGTTATCGTTAACCAGATTTATTGCTTTTACGCAAAATCTGTACAGTATCGCCTTCAGCTATAGTTGTGTTGGCCATACCTGGCTTTGAATTACCACTAGCGTCATAGATATCTATGTTCACTGTATCCATTTGGATGTTTTGTGATGATAGAATATCTGCTACTGTAGCATAGTCTTCTACATTTGCTTGTGTTAATACATTACCTGTCATAAATGACGATAGATTGAATGTGCCCATTATTGGCTCCTTTCGGTTTGTTTTGAGTAAACTAATCTTCTTGCTTGAGGATTAGCTGTCCATTGTTTTAGTTGTTCATTAAGTCGCTTGTGATATCTTATTCTCATACGCTTCTCAATAAAATTGTCTGTTTTGTCTTCGTGCTTTAAAGCTGTATAATATGTTAGAGAAGGTCTATGGAATTTTCTTTCCCATGTCTTCTCATCCCATTGGCATACAGCTCCTTTTTTATTTGGTTTAGGATTCATACATATACTTGTTTCTACTGATACAGGTATAACTACAAATCCTAGAAACATCATTAATAATGATTCTGTTAAGTTCATATTAACTCCGTTCTTCAGGATTAACATATGAAGCTTTTAGCTTCTTTCTATTCTCAACACAATCAATAAGATGTTTCTTTGGTATAAAGTTATACATTGCATGCTTTGTCTTCATAAATGTCTCAACATTAAGAAGATAATATGCAAGCTTCTTCATTTGAATTTTGGTCTTTTGACCAGTATAATCTCTATACCATTTCATCACTGTGTGCATACTTGCTGGTGAAGTATTCCTATCTATTAATATTCTAAATAGTCCCCAGGCACCTTTTTTGCCAAGCCATTCTTCTAAAGGTTTGATGTACATATTTAGATATTTAGCTGGAATAGAAGCTTTATTCATATATCTCCATAGATATTGTGCTCCATTCATTCTTAATGTATGTTCATTAGTTGCTAGAAAGAATGCATCACTCGCTTTTTGCTCAATATCATGTTGAATTACTTTAACTTTCTTCCAGTCTAAATCAAGTACACATCTAAATCTACGATGTCCATTGATTATAACATTGTTTTTATCGATTGTTATAGGTTCGATAAGACCTCTATCTTGAATATCTTTCCTTAGTCCATCAAGAGAGCTATTTCCTACTGTTCTTGATGGTGGATTGAATATTGAAGGGTTTATTTTTGATACTTCTATTGTTCTTAGTTTCATTGGTTTTGTCCTTTTCTGGTTATTGTGATAGTTAATAAATAGCAGGTAGCTCAGTGCTATGCACGCTACTGGGTCAATTGCGGAATTGGTAGGTGTAGAACTACCTGCTATAAGGTTAGTTTTTGAGGTCTGTGTCAGGGTTTAGAAGTTTATAATCTTCATCAACTAGTTTGTTGATTTGCTCATCTTCTTCTAATGTCTCTTTGATTTCTTTCATGGTGTCGAACATGTCATCGATACTCATTTTATCCTTATTCTTCTCAAAGATATCGAGTAACTGTTCAGCAATATCTTGATTGCCTGTGTCTTTACACTTCTCCATAAATTGCTTTGAATCCTTAAAGATACCACCTGCATACGTATCAATCTGTTTATCCATAGATTCTCTTACTTTTTCCTTCATATGGTAATCGATTACATAGTGTGCATCTGACATAACATCACGATTGTCATCATTTACTTCCTGAATGTACTCATTCGGCTCTAAATCATTGCCTTTAGCTATCTTTCTTAATAGCTCGCTAGTAAATGAATACAAATTCATAAATGGACCTAGTATAGCTACATATGGCATTGGTTCAGTTTCAAATGTTTCTTCCAGCTTATCATGTTTATTTTGTTTCATCTGTTTCTCCTTAGTTTTGACAGAAACCACTCAATTGGGCTTCTCCATCGTTTTAGTCGTTGTATTTCATTGTAGAACTTATCTAGAGTTACCTTTTGAGCTTGTAATGCCTCTGTTAGCTCTGAAATGGTGTGTATATGGCGTCTTTCTTGTTTTTGCATAAGTTCTATCGTTCCAGAATAAAATAGCTTTAAATCGTGTATTTTATCCTGTAGATGTATTATTGTATTTTCTTTCATGTTTTGTCCTTTCCTTAATCATGGTTTTGTATTTCCCATAAAAAGCCTATAAAAAGACCTATAATTATGAGTTTAATTATTGTGCCCACTGTTAATATTTCCATTTATCCTCCTAAATTATGAGGGGAAGCACTCCCATACCTCCCCTCGTTGCCAAACAAAGGAGACAATGCCATGAAAACAACATCGCCAGAGTTTCTTTTAAGTGTAACTCTAAAACACTAAGTCTATGAGGAGAGCTTGACCCTCGTTAGCATCTAGCTGACAGTTTCACCTAGGTTGATACTCGCCTGTCAATATCTCTCCTCGAACACATAAGGTGTTGTGCACGGTGTACACCACCTGTCTTCCCTTATGTGAAACTATCTTCTTCGTTTGTAAAAGTTAATGCTCGACCTTATTGTTGGGTCATGTCCAATTAAGAACTTGTAGACATACCAACAGTCTCCTGATGCTTCTTTATAAGCTGTAGGTTTTAACATAGCAGGCCTTATTCCTTTGTATTTAGCTGCTACGTTATTCTTCCTTACTGAGCTTATATTCCTTCTACCTTTAAAGAATGAAGTATCTCTCTTGTATTTATACTTAGACATATTACCTCCCAATTGTTATTGGCCAAGCCAATATTTGTAGTAAATCAGGTCTAAATATACCCAATCCAATTAATAAATACGACCATTTTATTCCCTTCCATAGTAGAGGAGGGAACCACTCTTGCTGTTCTCTTGTTAACCACCAGTTAAGACTTGTGACGTTTATTAAGACGTTGTATACGCTTTCTGGTATTATTTGTCCTTGATTCATGTTTGCCTTCCTTTCTTAGCTTTAATAAATAGTTTTTAAGCATAGAGTATTCTTCATTCCCTAAGCCTTCTGTTTCTTTTAGTATATTTAATACTTTAGACATCATTCATCTATCCTTCCTTTCCACATACCATTATGATACCATTCTATTAGTTTCCTAGCTATATATAGAATAGAAGTCATAGTTATTACATACACTACTATTGTTATCATTATTATAAATATTATTTCCATTATTGCTCCTTGTTTGTTTAGTGTGATGTATACATAGTGTAGCAGTAAGATGAATAGATAAGTCCCATCAGAAGAGCTAATTAAAGCCAAGCTTAGGCAACTTACTTTACTACTACACTATATATACTATAGTATATACTATAAGCTATAGTACATAGCATATAGTTGTTTCTTTGAGTACGAGCTAGCTTTAGACTTAGTTATACTAAATCGTTTACTAGCCCATTGTACTAGTTCGTACTTATATCTGTACGGACAATAGTTCATATTAACCACCTTAGTAGTTTAACCGTATTATTATAAATACTGAATATAAACCTACGCAATAGTCCGTACTTTGGTACTACTTTAGTACTACTTGGTTTACCTTCGTCTAATAAGTGCATCCATACTTTATTAGTATTCTTATGTGCTTTAATTAGACCTTTGTCTATATCATTAATAGCTTTAGCTAAATCATCTGTTAGTAGTTCTAATTCATTTACTCTTTCGAATATCTCTTTATCATTACTACTAAGGGTTATGTAATCTTTAGACATTACATTGATGTTGTCTTTTAGCATAGTTTCTAATGATTTAATAGTCATTCTACGCTTCTTTAGTGGTACTATATTATCTATTTTCTTCATTGTTTCTCCTGTTGTTTATTTATTAATTAAAAGCTTTAGTGGGGATATAACTGTACGCTACTCCCCACTATGTATAATCGTTCATTATATCATACACTGCTCCTTTCTTCTATAAACTTTAGGGGAGTGTTATAACTAAGCCAGTCCAATGCTTTCCAAGCTCTTTAATGGACGTATCTAGCGACTCCCCTTGGTAACCAAATCTTACTAAATATAGGCGATACTATAAGTATCAATGTATACAACAAAAGTGTATAGCTGAATGCAGGCACTTACCTGGGTAATCAGCAATGACAACACTTTTATAGTTCATGAACATCAATACTATAATACCGCCTGTTATTAGTTTATGTGTAATAAAAGAGAGTATAACCTACATACTCTCTTCCGATAGTGACCTAGAATAGGTCATCTACATCGGCTAATACATCGGACTCTGTCCGAGGTTTACCGATGAACAGTATGTGGCTCTGCCCGTACTGTTTCGGGGCGAAATGTGTAACTGAAGCTTTAGCTTCAGGACACAAACTCTTGGCTTCGTCATAGACGGAGTCAGTCCAGAGTTCAGGCTTGATATAACATATCATGCCTGTTTCTGCCTTATTTTTGCGTAATGAGGCAGCGCCGAATTGTGCAATTAAATACTGAAATAATTTCTTCATATGTGATTCTCCTTATGATTAAATTGTTTTATGTTTAATGGAAAAATAAAAGGGGCAAGCGAGCGGAGTGAGCGCAAGGTGCACAGTAGTGTGCCACATCCACCGACCTTAGGAGGTGCGGTGTGGTATACGGTGAGTTTCATCGAGTGTCGACCCGACACCCGTGAAAATCAACGGGGTACCTGTTGTATATATCTCCTACTCCCATTCTACAGCAATTTTTTTGAATATTTTTTTTATTTTATTTTTTAGCATTTATGTGTATATTATCCTATCAAAATGGCAAATAAACAAAAACATAGAGTATCAAACTATAGACCTAGACCTGATTCAGTCTCTAATGAGCCACAAAGCGCATTATACGATGCTATGAAGGATATGGGTAAGACTAGCATGAAAATCAGCGATATACCTAAGTTTTTGAAGCAAACTAAGAAAGAATTAAATAAGGGGAAATAGTGGCAACAACATTAAAATCTAGCAATTTAAATGTCGAAATAAAGGAAAGTATTACTTTAAATGGTAAGGATTTTGGTAATACCATTAAAAAACAGATACCTAGTGTACGCAGTATACTAGATAGAGTGGTTAATGTACCCACATCAGAAGTTAGCCTGTATACTACTTCTACTTCTGTTTCTGGAGCTCAAATGCTCACGACTGCTATACAGTATGCTAGAATTACAAATTTGGATAATAAGAACTATGTTGAACTTACTCTAACTAATGCAGATTCAGAGGAAGTAGGGTTAAAACTAAATCCAGGACATTCGTTTATACTGTTTAACCATAATGGTTCACTAACATCTAGTATGTTTGCTTTAGACTTTACTGATGCTACTTGTGACTACAACAATAGTTTTACGATTACCTGTGATGCAAATAAGCAGATAAAGGTAGGACAGGCTTATACAGGTAGTGGTATACCAGCAGGTACTACTGTAGCTACTGTAAATACCCCTGGAGCAGTTACTTCCTTTACAGGTAGTGCTGAGACCACAGGGGGTGCAAAGACCAACCAAACACTAACATTTACTAGGTCATACGATAATATTACAGCTATTTCAGCATTTGCGAATACTACTAGCTGTGATGTACAAGTATTCCTAGCTAGTACGTAGGATAACATGAATATTTTTAATAAATACCAGGATGTATGGAATACTCCAAAATCTGACCCAAATACCATAGAGGGTGAATTAGCTGTTAATCGCTCCGTAATAAATGATACCGATACCTACAATACCTTATTAAATGAAGCTGCAAGCCATTGGGGGCAAGACCCTCAGGCATTAGAGGGATATATGGATAGAATATCATTCCATGAATCCAGAAATAACCCTTCTATACATCAGATAGGAGGTGGACCTGGTAGAGGGTTATTCCAATTTGAGACAGGTAAGGATGCAGGTGGAGAAACTGCTATCAATAGATTGCATAAACATTACGGTAAACTAGGGTTAGATATTCCAGATTGGGCAGTTGCTGGAGAAGAAGGCTTTGATGCGTCAACATTAAGCCCTCAACAGCAAAAAATGCTATTCCTATCAAATGCAAGACGTCACCCTAAAGCATCCTTTAAGGGTGTTACTGAAGAGAATTTAGGGGAGCGATATTGGGCTCCCTATCATTGGGCAGGTGCGGAACAGGATAGAGAAGGGCATTTAGCTAGTTTTGCAACTTCTATGGGTGCCTATAACCAATAATTTATGTACACAATAACCATTAATCATAGGGATGGTGATACAAAAACCTATAAGATATTCAGGAAAGAGGAAGCAGAGAAGGAAGGAATCGACTTTGTTTACTGGAAAGACGCACAAAAGGGCGATTATGCAGTATCAGATGATGATTATGTCGCATATGTTATCAATAGAAGTGAATACGAATCAAATCACAAGATTAAGAACGTTTATCTAAGGTTTCCTTGGGGATATACTTTTTATAACCCTAAATATTCATCAAAACAGCTAAAGGTAGCTGGTAGGAAGAGCAATACCACATTTACAGGCAAAAGACCAATCGAGGTCATAGCTGGTAAGGATTATATGAGGAATTTAGCTACTGTAAGAGCTATCCTTCAAGACGATAATCTGGCGATAGACTGGGTATTTGGCTCTACTACACCTAGTGAGCATAGAAAATACAAACGATACATGAAATCGGAGGCATTTAAGAAGATGGTAAAGGAAGAATTAGCACAATATCTACAAGAACACGATTTAACAGAGGATTATACCCTAGAATTGCTTAAAGAGGGTATAGAGATAGCTAGAGAGAAGAAAGATGTGCCTGGAATTATGCGTGCTGTAGAGAATCTGCAGGATATGCATGGAATGAAGGATAAACATTTAGTTAAAACCACAGAAAGACTAGAAGCACATTCTTCTACCAAGCTTATAGATGAGCTTAGAGAGGAAGAAAGTAGCCTAATAGCACAAAAAACCATAACTAAAGATGAAGGTTAGTGGATTACGAAGAAAGATACGAAAAGCTTCAAGCATTAAAGAAGCTTAAAAAGAACATGCCGTTGTTTGGAAGGTTCTGCTTCCCAACGGCCCTCCGAAAAGTTACCCCACCATTTCACCACGAGGTATATAGAGACCTCTCTGAC